AGTTGATCGGCTATGCGCCGCGACCAGCCCTTACCGAATACATCGAACGTGGATAGCTTCGTCATAAACTCCAGTCGTTGGCCCAAGAACCTGGCGCACAGGCTATCAGTGTCCATGCGCTTGATTGCGCTTAAAGTGATAGGCCCAATCACACCATCATCAGCAGCACCAACGGCCCGTTGAAGGAACCGGATGGACTGACCAATGCCGCTGTTCACCGCAGCATCGAACACCAGATAGGCAAGCTGTGAAGGTAGCTGGTCGCACTGTGCCCTGTCCCAATAGTCCCGCTTGTAGATGGCTTTCGCGTCTGCCAGGGTGAGCGCTTTTATGTCCAGCGACGGATAGGCCCGCTTGCTGATACCGTAGTTCGTTTCTCCACCGGGGTCAGTCGGGTGGTTGACATAGCCACCTTCATGGCTTATCAGCTTATCAAAGCACTGATCGAACCATGTGGTCATGGCCGCCGCTCCAGCGCCTTGTCCAGCTTCACATCCATCTTTTCAAGCTGCTGGCGTAGCAACACCAGCGCATCAGCAACCGCCTTGTCTTGGCGGTCATCACGCTCCTGTTGCTGTGCGATCTGCTGCTCAACCAAGGCAATGCGTTGCTCGATTTTCGCGAAGTAAAACAGGGCCGCGACTGTCACGGTCAGCGTCGTGATGATGTGCCCGAATTGAATCTCTTTTTTCAAGTGCCAGCCTTCGATGCTGACCGCACCCTGTTGGTCGTGGTGGTTCATTTAGTGTTTTCACCCGTTAAAGATTAAACCGAGTAGCTACCGCTTATGTACAAATCACCCGCACCGGATGTAATGGACGAAACTAGAGCAAGGGCTCCAGTTATGGTCGTTCCGTTTACCAAGTTTAGGTAAGTTGTTGATGGGCTTATGATTGCCCATACTGCGCCAGTCGTAGCCGCTACGTTGGAGCGTCCAACCATACAGGGAGCATTGAATGTAGCGTTAGAAGCAAACGGCAGTCCGGTGATGAACATTGAATTGCCAGCCGTAAGACCTGCCGTGTTGATGTCATTCAGTTGAATCTCAAAGAACACCATTCGACCAAAGCGCGTGTATCTGCCGCTGGAAATAGCAGCAGTTGCAGCAGTTCCCGCTGCCGCATCCCTTACGACTGGTGTAAAGGTGCCAAACGGGGAATAGTCGGCATTTCCATAGTCGGCTGCGAACTGGTTTGTCAGTGACCCGCCAACATCACGATTTCCAGTCTGTGTGTTGGTTGTAGCGTCAACCGTGTGGCCTGATACCCCAATGCTTATCGTCTGCGAAGCACCTTTGATAAACACGTTGTTGGTGATGTTCACCCTGCTGGATACAGTTGTCACACCATCCCCAAGCAGACGCATACCAATGGTGCTGGTGCCGTTGTTTGGGGCTTGTATGACGTTGTTGTTGACCGTCACATTGTCAGCACTCGCAATCGTAAGTGCGCCGTGAACGTTTCCGTTTTTATAAAAGTGGTTGTTTTCGCAAACCACATCCATGATGGTCTGTGTTGCTGTTGTGGTATCACCGATTATCCCAACGGTTCCACTTGAGAACGTGTTATTTGTGATTGCAACACCGCGAACATTGGAGACAAAAAACGGGTACATACTCGCGCCCGTTGATGAGTCAATCACGTTTGAGTCAATCACGATGCCCATAGGAGCAATCGCAGACGTAATTGTTTCCGCTGTGCTTACTCGGATTCCAGTAGAGCCAGCCAAGACAGCACCTTTGATGTAGTTGTCTTTAATGATTACGTCAGAAATCTTTGTAGTGGTTGCCCCTGCATCAAGGTAGAACGCAATTCCAAGCAAGCCGCCAAAAGATTCAATTCTGTTGCCAATAACTGAAATGTTGCGAATAACAGTGAATGCGCTTCCGTCTGGCTCAATGTCGATTGGCCCTGGCATCGTTGACTTTGTGCAGTTCCTGAATGTGTTGTTCAGGATAAAGATTCCGTCACCATCAATAACGCTGATACCGTTTCTGTTGTCGCTGGTAACGCCATCAAACACGCAGTTCTGAACCGTTACATTTGAGTTGTGACGTTCATCGCCTCCAGTGATCCCTGAACCAATATACAAACCATCCCCACGAAAACCGGAGAACTTGACTCGCTCAATAATGGAGTCTTTGACACCGTTCAACGAAATAAGGTGTCTAAACTCTGAGAAAAACAGGGTAGAAACCTGTCCATCAATTTCAAAGTCGCGTAGTTCAATGCCGCCTAGCTGTGTTCCAGCAGCACCGCTATTTGCATAAAGACCGCCGATGCTTTCAGCACTAGGACGGGGGGCAATGATTCGGGTTGATTCAATGCCTGCGCCGGTGATTCTAGAACCCTCACGCAGTGTTACATAGGGGCTAATGAAGTACGTGCCAGCCGGAAAAAACACGCTAAGACTTGCATCGATTGCCGCCTGAACTGCTGCCCTGTCGTTGGTTACCCCATCACCAACAGCCCCAAAGTCTTTGACGCTCACGCACTCGCGCAGTTTGGCTTGCACTGTAGTTGCAACCGCACCAGTACCTGCGGGTAGGTAGCCTACCAGCGATGCGCCGGAGGATGCTGCTAGAGTAGATGCCTTGGTGTTCAAGGCATCAGCATCGACTATTGCATTGAACTCTGCATCAAATTCGACACCACGAATGACCTTTGCAGGGTTTCCTGAGAGCAGTGCATCTTTCACTGTAAAGTCTGTCAATTTAGTGTAAGACATTAAATTCGCCCCTCTTTGGTCAATATATCAAGACTTTGCACTGAGAGTGAGTATCCAGATGGTGTCGCTTCAACACCTACCTGCACGACCTTACCACTACCCGAGGTGTTCACTGACACCACGTTGCGTATCAGATTGGCATTGTACTCGGCTACTACGTATTCGGACTCATCATATTCAGCAGGAGTCATGGAGGTGAGGCTTATGGCGTCACTACCAAAGAATGGCACATAGTCAAAGCCCCACTTGAAGATGATGCTCTGGTTCTGTGCACCAGACACCACTGCTCTGATCTTCTTCAATATCGAGTTCTTGTAGGGTGCACCGAAGTCCAGCCATGTGGTGAAGTACGACATACGATACGAGACACCGTTGTCGGTATACCCGTCATACTTGCCCACATACCCAGCCTTGCCGATCAGCAGACTGCGATCTTGGGTGAACAGGTAAGACCTTGGATTCACTCCTGACCACATCGTCGCCCGAGCCGACCCGTCTTGCAGCGGTGCCCTCATGTCAAAGCAGTATGTAATGCCTGTAATGCGGAATGTCAGCAGATAGAACGCATCAGAGGGTGAGTACACTGATTTGGCGTCCACTGCCGCCACTGACCCGATGTAGCCTTGAATGTCATCGTTTACATTGCGACTCACTGTACGCAACGGTGCCGACTTCTCTTGAATCGTGCGACTGATTGAGCGCACACCACTGTCGGACAGGAAGATCACATCTTCACCCGTCATCTGCACACTGTCCCGAGCCACGCAGCCAATACCGGTGATCGTGTCACCGAGGGCCATAGTGGAGGGTGTCAGTGCGCCTGTGTAGATCAGGGTCTGTCTACGACCAAAGATGATGAGCGAGTTATTGTGTGCAGCGAGTGCGACAATCTCATCCCCACCAGCAGGCCATACGCTTGTCAGGTCGAGTGACCCGGCAGTACCACCTGTCCACTTCTGGAAGGTGGAGGTGTCAGACCACGACACCGTGACCTTGTTGGCGGTTGTCCGAGCCGCCCACACACGACCATACGCACTGATGGCGCAGTCTGCTAAGGGTACTGTGCCTGAGTAAGTAGCGTGTTCGCTCAGTCTGCGGTATGCGCTGGTGGAGATTGTGGCGTCATAAATCAGAGGGTCGTGACCAATCTGGAACAGGACGATCGCTGTCCCCAGCGAACACATCTGCCAGTTGCTTGCGGTGATAGTGGGCGCGACACCCCCACCACCGTAGGTAAGTTCGACCAGCGTGGTGCCGGTGAACTTGAAAATCTTGTTGTTACCTGCAGCAATGATGGTGCTGGCACCAGCGGGGTCGATCAGTTCGCCCAGAGCATCTACGTCGGATGTACCGAGCGCAGCCAGAGTCGTGTGCTGTGCCAGCCACCCCTTGCGTGACGCCACTCGACCAGAACGGTCAATGACACAGTTCGTCGCATCAAGTGCGAACTTAGGGTCCATGTCGGTGGGTGAGTCCTGACTGTTCAATCCGTAGAACCCTGGAGCCGACAGGCTGATCGGTACGATGGGTGATGCCATTACACAGCCACCCAGCAGTCATTGGAGTCAGAGTGAGTAGACTCCAGTGCGATGTAATCGGACAGCACACTCTTGAATACACTATAGGCCTCGCTGGAGGACAACCCGCCATCCTCACCGCGCTCCACCAGTGCTCGGGCGAACGCGCCAGCGATCACAGGCTCAGACGCCACCATCAGTACATCGGCGTCATCGGACAGGGATGCTGGCGGGAACGACCCATTGACCTTCAGGGTGTATGAACTGTCAGGTGTCGGGAAAATCTCAATCTTGCTATCAGTGCCATCATTACCCACCCATGCAAAGCAGTAAGGTGAGCCAGCAGAGACAGTGCCGAGTTGCTGCTGGTCAGTGATCCATCGCGATGGTTTGTTGCGAACGGTGGACTGACTGGTCGATGTGGCGTTGTTGACTTTCACATCTTTGGGACGCAGACCAGAGCCTGTCACTACGTAGACAGTGACACCGGCAGTCACGGCTACAGTCAGCGAGTCGTCTAGCGCGTCCCAGTTCCATGCGTCCTCCACCTGGCG